CATTTGGGTGCCATTGCCGATATGACTTGTACAGATGTTGAAGCCATAATGAAACAAAATTATGAGTTCAGTCAGTGGTTATTTGACGAGTGCAATCATCATGGTGTACACTTGCAATATGCCAGTTCAAGCTCTGTATACGGAGATACTAGGGATTTTAGTGAACATGCTAACTGCTATCCACAAACTCCGTATGCTTGGAGTAAATATCTATTTGATCGTTGGTGGCCACAACAAGATGTAAAAATAATGGTGCATGGATTCCGTTATTTTAATGTGTACGGTAAGTGGATGCATTTACGAGGCAATCGTGCCAATGCTATTGTTAAATGGCGTAATCAAGCACGTAAAGAAGGTAAGATAACTGTATGGGAGACAGCAGAAAATGTTAAGCGTGATTGGACTTGGGTTGGCGATGTATGTCGTCTACATATTGATTTCATTAAAACAGTTAATGGGTCGGGAATCTGGAACTGCGGAGCAGGACTAGCACACAGCTTCTTAGACATTGCTGAAGAAATAGCAGAGCAAGAGGGTGTAGAAATAGAGTTTGAACCAGTTCCAGCTAAAGAACTCACCCGATTTCGTAACAAAACGTGTGCAGATTTAACACATCTAAAACAAACTATAGGTAAACGTAAATGGCTCAATGTGTTTGAGTTCCTAGCACAGTAGGAACAATAAATACATAACTATGAGAGCAAACGAATTTACCACTCCTGTTGAATTAAAACTAGACGAAAAAGCCAGCCGTGCATTATGTACAGGCGGAACCCCTGATAAAGACTTAGGTGCAAGTAATCTAGCAAGTTGTAAGAGTCAAGGACTCCGTGCCCGTGATGGCGAAAAGAGTCATTTAATAACTGCTGGAAAACGAAAGGTTCGTGTAACCGTGGGCGGCAAAAAGATTAAAGGCCGCAAATACGGCGGACCTCTACCTGATTATGGAACACGCAAATGAGATACAAAGAGTTTGCAACTAGTGAATCAATAGATCGTTTTATGGGATCCATACTTGGAACCCCGTCAACTGCCATTTCAGATGTTGTTGATAAAGTATCAGGAACATCTGACGCAACCGACAAATCAGATAAAACTCAACCCAATTCACCAGGATCAACAGATGGAGAAATACTTCCAGTTAACGGACCAGTATCTAGTCCATTTGGAAGACGTTCTAGTGGAATGCATTTGGGTACAGATTTTGCAGTTCCAATTGGTACTCCAGTAAAAGCACCGCAAGATGGTGTTGTTTCAAGGTCCGGATCTGACAACATGAACGGAACATTTGTTGAAATTAATTCTGGAGGAGTAATACATTCATTATTACACTTGTCACAATCTAAAGTATCATCAGGGCAACAAGTAAAGAAAGGTCAGGTTGTTGGCTTATCTGGAAACACTGGCTACTCAACAGGTCCTCATCTACATTGGTCAAAACGTGTTGCTGGCCGTCCAGTAGACCCAATGGCCAATATAGGATAATGTATGCGATTCAACGAATTTAAAATCAAAGAAGACATTGATAAATTTATGGGTGCATTGCTGGGCAAACAACCATTTAGTATAGGAACTAGTGCTAGCGGCAGTTCAGGTGAAAAAGCTGCAGGAAAAACTGATCCTGCTAAACCAAATGCAAATATACAAGACCCAGACTTCAACAAAAAATTACACAAGATTGCTCAAGCATTAGGCATTAGTTACGATACCCTATATAAGATTATTAAATTTGAAACAGCAGGATCGTTTAGTCCAAGTTCAAAAGATCCTAATAATGTTTCAGTAGGCTTAATTGGTTTTACTGAAAGAACTGCAAGAGGCCTCGGAACTAGTAAGGCTGAACTTGCAAAGATGACAGCAGTACAGCAACTTGATTATGTATATCAGTTTTATAAAAATGCAGGAGTGCAACCAGGCGAAGATATTGGAACTATCTATATGCGAACCTTTATGCCGGCATTTGTACATGCATCAGACAGCACAGTATTAGGTAAGAAAGGCGGCGGCGATTTAATTCTTCCTAGCGGAAAATCATCAGGACTCAGTTTGCATAAAGTATGGGAACAGAATCCAGCATTTGCAAAAAGCAAAGGTAAAAATTATTTTACAGTTGGTGATGTAAAATCTTCTATACGCAACCGCTAATCTATAAATAACTTCATGAACTTAACTGGCAATCTTTTAATTGCGCCGCCTGCGGTCAAAGGCAATTTTTGGTACAAGACTGTAATACTGATTACAGAGCATCACAACCAAGGTAGTGTTGGTCTTGTATTAAACAAACGAAGTCAAATGAGTATTCCAGAGTTTGGCGAACAACTAGGATTCCAAATAGATGTTCCTGGATTTGTTTACCTTGGTGGCCCAGTTAATGTAAAAAGTCTTAGCTTCTTACATTCAAACGAATGGGTAAGTAAAAACACACTCAGAATTAATGATAAGTTTAGCGTGAGTAGTGCAGATGATATATTACCTAGACTGGCTATGGGAGATCGTCCATATCAATGGCGACTATTTTTAGGTATGTGTGGATGGGCGCAAGGCCAACTACAAGGTGAAATAAACGGTACTCCTCCTTGGAACCAACAACACAGTTGGTGTTTATCGTCGGCAGATGAAGAATTAGTGTATGGTTCAGATAATAAAGACCAATGGTGCAATGCTTTGGATCGATCTGGACTAGAATTTGCCCAAAACATGCTGGCCTAAACGGGCTTGACATAAGTACTTTATGAGCATATAATTAATGCTCAGTCGGTTGGGTCTGTAAACACAATCAAAAGGAAATAAAAATGTCGGACACTCTAGTCTTGAATGCTGACGGACAACCAGTTAGCTTTCTTCCATTAAGTGTAATTAATTGGCAAGATGCCATCAGATACATGGTCTTAGATAAGGCTGATGTACTAGCATGGCACGACGATTGGATTGTACATTCAGCTACATGGGAAACCCCAGTCCCAAGCGTTATCATGCTTCGCGAGTACATGAAAGCAAAAACTACAGTTCGTTTTAGCCGTAGTAATGTATACTTACGAGACAACGGACATTGCCAATACTGTGGTTCGCATATAGAACGTAAAGTTTCTACACTAGATCATGTACAACCAGTTTCAAAGGGTGGTAAGACCACTTGGGAAAATACTGTGACTGCATGTGCTCCATGCAATGCTAACAAGGCTGACAAGCACTGGAAACCTCGAATCAAACCTTATAAGCCTGACTATTACGAACTTGTAAATAAGCGTAAGAAACAACCGTTTCAAGTTAGACATGAGGGCTGGTTACAGTTTATGAATTTATGAAAAAATTTCTATGGAAGATCCTGGGCTTTTTAAGTTTAGGCATGGCGTATGTTGGGCTAATCACGCCCGGCATACCTTACAGTATCTTTGTTGTATTTGCGGCTTATTGCTTTGCCAAGGGCAGTCCAAAGATGCACGCCTGGTTGTATAATCATAAATTATTTGGCCCATTCTTGACTAACTGGAATACTAAACGTGTTTTTCCAACCAAGATGAAGTTTTTTATGCTAGGAATGATGAGTACTAGTTTACTCATCATGTTCTTCACAGGAGTAAAACCAATTGGAATTCTCAGCACCGCAATTTTTATGGGACTTGTTGCTATTTGGGCTTGGCGTTTTCCTGGCTCTATTGCCGAATACGATAGCCGCATTTCTGAAAATCGCAAGATAGGCTGGTTCAACAATAGTTTCTAGGTAAATAGTAGTACTTAAATTAAAAAGGTACTACTAATGAAACAGTTTCTATTAATACTGCTGGCATTACCAGCATTAGCATTTGCACAAAAAACACCACAGGGCGTAATGTATGACGCACAAATTTTAAGTGTTACGGATGGTGATACTGTTGTAATCGCTGCACCGTTTTTACCAGCACCCCTTAAGCCGCAATTAGCAGTTAGGGTATTTGGTGTTGATACTCCAGAAAAAGGACATCGCGCTCTGTGCCCAAGCGAAGCACAACGTGGTGAGCAGGCTTCGGCATTTACTAAAAATGCTGTTGCTAAATCGTTAAAGCGTCAAGTTGTTCTGTACAGTTGGGACAAGTTTGGCGGTCGTGTGCTAGGCGATATGATCCTAGATGGACAAAGTCTACGTGCAATGTTAATTGCAAATGGATTCGCTAGAGAGTATTATGGCGAAGCTAAACAAAGTTGGTGCCAATAATGGACTATCCAGTATATCCAGAGGACGACGGCTATGACACTCCAAAAAATCCTTACAGCCCTGTGTAATAAATTCATTACAGGGTTAGCCATGTATGGCATCAGCATGA